TCTTTGAAAAATAAAAAATTTAACATGGATTTTACAAATTCTGTTTGTCAATACCTCATTGATCATAAATTTATTACATCATTACAGTATAACACATTAGTTAAAATATATTATACTTTTAGAATGGATAATGAAAATTTAACAGAGGATATTATTAAAGATGAATGAATTAATTGAATATATAGAAAAAAATAATAATATCATTAGAGTAAATTCGTTTTACGAAGAAGATTTTATATGCCCTGATTGTAAATCTCATGATGCAGCATTTTTTCACTGCAAAAATAATGTAGGAGATGTCATAAAATATGGCTGGTGTATACCTTGCAAAACAGAACTCAAAAAAATAGGAATGAGATAGTGCAACCTCATCATAGAATAGAAATACCAATTCGCCTCTTAAGTGAGGCGAATAATTTCGACCACTGGACTAAAAAACACGCTAGAAAGAAAGCGCAGAATATACTTATACGCATGGAATGGGCTAAATTACCCGTTTTAAAGCCTCCAGTGACAATAAAACTGATTAGACAGGGTAAACGGGTGGTTGACGAGGATAATCTCATTGGCGGGGTGTTTAAATCAGTCCGCGATTGTATAGCCAATATTCTAATACCAAATTTAGCCCCTGGTCAAGCTGATAGCTCTCCGCTTATAACTTGGCAATATGATCAACAGATTGCTAAATCCTATGCACTCATCATCGAAATATATAAATTGTCCGAATCATCTAATTTTGTCCCAAATAACCAAAAAATGTCCTAATTATGAAAATATGCAACAAATGCCACATAGCTAAATCATATGCAAAATTTAGTGTAAATAATGATGCCAAAGATCATTATCACTATTTTTGTAAAGAATGTACAAGATCATATACGCGTGATTATTATCAAAAAAATAAAGATAAAATCATTAAATCAAATCGCGAGTGGCAACAAAGAAATTTTAAATATATGCAAGAATACCAAAAAATCTACAGAGAAAAACATAAAGAATATTTTACTCAATATCAGAAAATATATAGAAAAAAATCAAATAATCGCATACGTTATAAATCAATCTTAAAATGAGTAAATTACAACTACGATTGACTTATGAAAGATAAAGAGCTCTGTAAAAAGATCCAAGAAATATACGATAGCGGATTATCTATCCTAGATACATATGGACAATTTAAAGATAAGTTTAAATCTTTTTACTTTTTTAGAAAATTTTGCAAAGAAAATAGCTTATGGTTTAGATCCAAGACAGAATCACAAGCAATAGCACGTAAAAAAAGAAAACACAGACCCCAATGGATCAATAAAGTAATATAAGGATTTATATGCCACTAATAAAAGGATCTAAAGCTAAATCTAAGAAAGGTATATCTGAAAATATTAGGAGAGAAAAACATGCTCATCCTGAAATGAAAAATGATCAAGCAGTAGCTATAGCTTTTTCCGTTGCTAAAAAAAATCGTAAGAAAAAGAAATAGTATGCATTGCAAGCAATGTGGCAAAAATCATGAAGCTAATCACCCGCATTTTAAACTCGTTAAAAAGCTTAATGATAAAGGATTTCCAGAGCATCCAAGCAAAGCAAAATACGAAAAAGCTCATAGAATCGCTAATAGAAAAGAAAAAGAAAAGTATGGAGCAAAATCATTTGGAGAGCTCAATAAACTCGATAGAGGCCTCGGAAAGCACGAATTATCAGGAAAAAACACCAAATCAGGAAAAATAGAAGTATCAGAAAAAGTAAAACCTAAATTAAGGCGCGAAGTAGCTTATCATGAGCAAGTGGAAAATCGTGCATTGAGAAAGAAAAAATAAATGACAATATCTAGAAATATACAAGCTGCAAAAGATCGTAGATCATGTGGCATATCTTTATTTGATTCGGATTATAAATACTGCATGATAGATTTTCACGATGAATTAGGTCGTAGATCGCTTACTTGTCACGAAATCAAAAATCTAAAAAATGAGTTTAAAGTTAAATGTAGAGTAGGCAATACATACGACAAATATTATATAGCATATTGCAAGGAAATCGATGAATTATTACAACAATGCACATGCAAAAATGGATCTATCTAGATGTAACTGATCTTGATTGAAAAACCCCTATTTCTAGGGGCCTTATTATATTATTTTTATCATACTTCACTCATATTTCACCGCATATGAAAAATATTCACGCTCACACATCTCTTTCCAAGTAAACTCATTACGACATTTAGTCTTAATAATCGCAAATTCATTAGCATATTCGCTCTTAATATCAAATTCTAACAAGTACTTATCACCATTTTCTATCCTACCTATGGCGATATAAGAATTATGAACACCTCCTCCCCTTAAATCCTTACCAAGTATGGGTTCACTGATTATTTCTAATTCTCCTTTTTCATCAACTCCAGGCAATTGCCAATTCTTATAACTCACCTCGAAATATACCCTATCCATAATAAACCTCATTCACATCGTCAGATTCATCCAAATATTTATCATGCACATATTCAATAGACTTAGTCTTTAAAAATTTACTTCTTACCATACCTTCGTAAATATAAATATTCCCATTTTTTCTGAAAAAAAGATAAATTCCATCCCTTGATTCTCTTCTCCACTCATTACCAATGCTGTCTTTATACTCAACTATTCCTTGAAAAATTGACTCATTCTCATATGCTTTCATACTAATCTCCTTTTTTACTATTCTGTATAATTATCTGAATATTTACCCAATTTATAATATTCTTTAAAAATATCCAAATCAGCCCACACTTCTGTTCCGCCATTAGTTTGATAAAATATGCTTCCATCTTCAAATTCAAAGCAGATTGCTCGATCCCCTCCTTGACCATTACCTATTATCTCTTCATCATCAATAACCAAATATTCTAATTCCTCAGCCTTATCTTCCATGTGGTTCTTTGCAAAAAATGCATACTGTCCCGCTTCTAAAACTAATAATTTGTGCAATTCATTTTCTAACCATTGATCAGTAGGTGCTAAATTTAATTTCATAATAATATCCTTTTTTTTACGATTTATTAAATTTTATAACGCTATTATTAATATTGGATTATCCCAATCACATGCATCTGACTCATCTTCAACTTCATCTATTTCTATCCCATCCTTTAATGCCCAACTAATACGATATTCATTACCTTCTTCATCCTCTACTAATCCGTCGTAATATACCTTACCAAAACTACCAGCTACATATGGATTCTTTGTTAAAGTGTACTCTTTACCATCTACTAATATTGTTCCAAAATATTGTCTCATATAATTTTCCTTTTTTTTGTTTATCTTACTCCACTCACCGCTACAACCTGCTCGCTATGTTACGAGTATCAGGGAGACATGTTCGCTTTGATGTAATCACTATATCATTTTAGCTGATTTATTGCAAACAAAATGATTAATAAAAATAGCTAAAATAAAATATGCTCTAGCTACTTGCTCACAAAAAAATATTTCTATATATTTATTTTAAATCATAACAATGAGATAAATATGCATAAGGCAATAAAAAAAGTAGAAAAAGAAATATCTAAAGCCAAAAAAGATACTCATAATTTAATTAAAAAAGATGTGAAAATGGATAAGAAAATAGAGAAATGCGATAAAGAAATGATGCATAAGAAAAAGAAAAAATGACACCTGAAGAAATTACAATCTATAAATCTCTCGTTGAAATACAAAATATAATTGAAAATCAAGAATCAGATATACGCGATAAATATCTACATCACTTATGGATTGAGGCACAATCAAGCATGGATACATTAATAAAAGATATTGGCCTCCGTACAGTAGCCGAGGCAGATTTTATGCAAGGCGATGAATAATATGGATAATGATCCATTTAATGATAACTCTAGCGATAAATATTACACATATATGTTTGTAGCTGGCGTTGTAATCATAACAATGTATTTCTTAATCAATAAATATTGGATTTTATAATGGCTATCGGTAGACCTAGAGCAGATATTAACTGGGATGAAGTAGGCGAATTATTAGAAGCTGGTTGTTCTGGTCGTGAAATAGCTGGTTATTTGGGTTTAGAGCCACACACTATTTATGATAGATGCCTCCAAGATAATAAGATGCCGTTTTCTACTTATTCATCCCAATTTTACGCTAAAGGTGAAATGATATTAAGAGCTCATCAATATGCTAAAGCGTTAGGGAAAACAAAAGAAGGCGATAATACCCTCCTGATATGGCTAGGAAAGAATAGATTAAAACAAAAAGATATGTCTGATGAAGAATTACAAACTAAATTAGATAAAGAATTAGAAAAGAAAAAAGCTGAAATAGATCATGCTGCTAAAGTAGCAAAAGAAAACAATTTACAGGCTCCACAGGATGTTGTAGATCGTTTTGATAAGTTTATCGATGGTATATCTCAATTGCAATCAGAGCGCAAAATAGCCGATAAGATTAATAAAGTAGATAATAAGTCATAATTACTAACTGGTGCTGACATAGCATTCTGAGGTAGATTTTCATAATATTTAATTTGTTCTTCTAATATATTTAATAGGTCTTTCTTTGTTGGTTTTTGATTCGATAATGGTGTTTCTTGTACTTGTGTGGGCATATTTAATGATGGATTATCTTTTACGATAACAATTATTTCATTGCCTTGGTCATCTACTCTTATAAAATTATTCCAATCATTAGCAAAGCATTCAAATTTAATATTTCCACCTGTCACTGATATCTCAGAGCATTTACAAGTTACGTAATCATATTCATGATAACTTTCTATAATACTATTGCATAGTTTACATTTCGCTCTATTTTTCATTTTGCCTCTTGAGTATATTGTGGGTAATAATTAATATATACACTATGGACAATCTATTATCTAAAAAGCAATTAGAATTTATAGTAAATAGTAATGCAAAATGGAATCTTGCTCACGGTAGCGTGAGAAGCGGCAAAACATTTTGTACATTGCTTAGATTTATGCAGGCAGCTCATCAATGCCCTGATACACAGATATATATGGTGGGATATTCCTCAGATACTATTTACAAAAATGCTATACGTTTATTATTTGAGTCAGATGAGTTTGCTATATTTAGACCATTTATCACTTGGACTGGTGGTACAAAAAGAGAGTTAAAATTTCGCGATAAAACTATATGTACACTCGGAGCGCAAAATGAGGGTGCTATTGGATCATTTCAAGGAAAAACATTTTCTCTCGTATACTGTGATGAGATGACATTATATCCTGATTCTATAATAGACATGATTGATTCTAGATTATCTAATCCTCATAGCATGGGATTTGCTTCTATGAATCCTAAGCAACCAACTCACAAAATAAAAGGTTGGATAGATGAGGCAGCAAAAGGTAACAAAGATTATTATGCATTACATTTTACATTAGATGATAATCCCTATGTCCCAGAAGAATACAAAGAGAGAATACGAAAAAGTGGTTCAGGCATATTTTACAAGCGCAATTATCTTGGCTTATGGTGTCTTGCGGAAGGTAGTATTTTTGATTTCTTTGATCGGGATGTCTATGTTGTTCGGCGTCCTCCTGCTGCTGCTGATTACTGGGTGGCTGCTATTGATTTCGGTATGTCTAATCCATCATGTTGTCTCTTGGTTGGTGTGTCTACTGGCCAACATAATCAACTTGGTAAAAAGATGTGGGTGGAAAAAGAATATTATTATGATCCTAAACAAACTGAGAGACAGAAAATTGTTTCTGAAATAGCCCAAGAAATTCAGGAATTTTTATCTCCTTATGCTATTAAAAATATATATGTTGATCCATCAGCTACAGCTATTAAAACGGAAATGAGAAGAATGGGTATGCATATTGTTGACGCCAATAATGATGTTGAAGAAGGTATTCACAGGATGACATCTGAGATGAAGATTGGTAACTTATTTATATGTGCAGAATGCAAGAATACTATTAAAGAAATAGAATCATATGTATGGGATCCTAAGGCTGCAAAAGATGGGTATGATGAGCCATTAAAGCAAAATGATCATTCAGTAGATTGCCTCAGGTATATAATAAATACCCATAAAGTAGCTGTATATGATCCATATCAGCACAATCCCAAGCAATATCAACAAAATAGATTTAGATCTCAATTTTGATCATAAAGTTGATATAATAAATCCTTTAATGATAATGTATTATTTTAACAATCTTTAGTGATTGGAGGCTTTTATTTCAGTTTATTTCCCCCCTTTTAACGAAAATATTGAGCCATCTCAAGGTAATATCAGGCAATGGCTAGATAATCTTTATAGTAAGTTCCAACCAATCGAACAAGCACGTTGGAATAATGCTAATATCGATACATTATTTTACGCAGGTGAACAGACATTCCTTAATCGATATTTTAACAATTCACTTACTTTTAGCAATTCGCAGCAATATTATTTCAACTTAGTGCAACAGCCTATCAATATGCTAACAGGTTATCAGCGTCAGCATCGCAAATCACTTAATTATATTCCTACTGAGGGAGCTGATCCGCAAACTACTGATCAATATACTAGATTAATCACTAATGTATGCCATAAAGAGGGGATACCTGAGCAATATTCTAAATCATGTGAGTTGGCTGCTATAGCTGGTTTAAATCTCATGCAGCCCTATTTAGATTATACAGGTGATGATCCAGCTCAAGGTCAGTTAAAGGTAAAAATTTGGGAATATAATAGTTTTTTAGTAGATCCATATTTTAGAAATCCAGATATGTCAGACGCTAATTGGGTATGGTGTCAAGAGTATATATCAAAGCATGAGGCAGAGTCTAGATTTCCTGGTAAAATGGATATAGTAAGGCCGATGGCCGGTACTCCACAGAGGTATGGTAATTTCTATTTCTTGCCAGAAAATTATAATATGTCTCGCAATGATCTGATGGTATTATCTTACGTATGGTATAAATGGCGTAAAAAGCGTAAAAGATTATATAGCAAAAAAAGAAATCAGTTCTTTGATTTTGCTGGGGGTGATGGGCAATTAGAGCAGATACTTTACCATATAGATGATATGGAAGTTGTAACTGTTGATACACCAGTTTGGAAACTAGCTGTAGTACTTAATGATCAATTAATGTATCAGGGTGATAATCCACTTTGGGATGGTCCAGCGTGCCCTTTCATACCCAGTTTCTGGAATTATGAGCCTCACAATAACCACTATGATTTACGTTCTAGGTCTCTAATATATCCAATGCGCTCAAGCCAATTTTTATTTAATTATAAAGTAATAAATAATAATGATATCCAGGCAGCTACAATTAATGCAGGTTGGAAGCGTAAAATAGGTGCTGTAGCTAATGAAGATAATCTTAAGAAAGCTGGCCAGGGTTGGGATGTTATCATTAATGAAGGATATGAGTTAGCTGATTGCGAGAAGATAATACCTTCTGCTGTACCTGAAAGTGATTTAGCATTAGCGCAACAAATGAGTGATTTGATATTTAAGACATCAGGTATAGATCTAGAGAATTGGTCTGGTCAAAACGATAAGCAATCTAGTTCTCTTACATTATTAATTAAGCAAGCATCTAATTTAATGGTATTTCAAAAGTATTTTGATCAATGGGATCATGCTTTGAAGCTATTGGGAGAAAGATTATTGCAAATAGCACTAAATAACTGGAATGCTGAGAAAATAGGATTAATAATAGGTGAAGAACCATCACCGCATTTTTACTCTAAAGTATTTGCTAAGTATAAAGTAGTGGTAGAGGAAGGTCTTGACACACCAACACAAAAGAATTTCCAAGCGCAACAAATGTTAGAGATTAACGAAAGATTTGGCCGTGAAGTATTACCCGCATCAATGATTATAAAAGATATGAATATACAAGGTAAAACAGAGATTGTTAAGTATTTACAAGAGCAAGAACAACAACAATCACAAGTACAATCAGAAGCACAAAATATTCAACATGCATTTGAAGAGGCAAAACTTAAAGAATTGTATACAAAATCTGTATCTAATCTTGCAACGGCTAGAGAGCGACAAGGGCGTGCAGAATCTAATATAGGTTTATTTGAAGAGCGTTTAAGTATGATTACAAAGAATCATGCGAGCAGTCAAAAAGAGAAAATGGAAGCACTATCTAAGTTAGTAGAAACTATACAGAAATATGGTGAAATTGAGACATTTTTACAGGCTAATAATTTAGATACTATAGAATATAATGATGAGCAGGAAGAGCAACGTGATAAAATAGATGCTAAAAGAACAGCAGAAAGTAATAAGTTTTTAGAGCAGATAATGGGTGGTATGCAACAGCCACAACAGCCACAACAACAGAATATGCAACAAATGGCTGGAATGTTACAGTAATTTATATATAATAAATTTAAAACCTTAAACACATGAGGGATATTATGGCAAAAGGACAGCGCATAGATGACCATTCATTTTGGGCAGGGAGAAGTTCAAAAGCTTCTGTACTACCAGAAGAAACAAAAACTAAACAATATAGCTCTGCTGAAGGTGCTGGTGAAGTTATGAACTATGAAGATACTGATGCTGAGATTAAGAGAGCACAGGAAAAGAATAGATCACAGATTAAAGCTAGACCACCAAAGCAAAGTTATAGAAATTAATATTTTGTCTATTAAAGAATTTAGATAATACATACATTTTAGTATGTACCGGATAGCGAAATTGTACATAGATAAGAAGATGCTTGACGACGCGCACGAGGTTGATATAGCCAGCATTGTAAATATATCTAGGCTATCAATTTTATAAAGATGATTAATAAATAAAATAAATATTTTGATATAATCCATGCAGCTGAGGAAATGTGGCGTATTTGGGTGGCTGCCCATGTTATAGATGAAATGCTGTGCGCCGTTTAAAACCGGAAGCGACGCAATACGTCCGATCAATTTATATTATAAAATCTTGTCGAGTGAAGGATTACGACAATAAATAAGAATCCGGAGGGGTAACTCCCGAAGTATAATAGGTGTACGGTTTTGTAGGTTATACAAGAGGTGGAAACCTACATTTTTACAAGGATAAATATGAAATCAGGTTTTAAAGATCCAATAGCAATAAAAAAACAGCATCCTAAAGATCATCCTGAAGGATATAATGCTAAAAATTGGTGGGATTTTACTTGTCCACAATATGATCAGAGATCATCTAACTTTGTAAATGCTGGAACCCATTACGGTATTGGTCATACTCAGCCAATTGGGCATGAGGGTAATCCTAAACAGCATGTAGATGTTATGCCGATGACTAGAAAATCTAATACTATGAGAGACGATGAAAAAGGTTAAATTATTACAGAGTCATAGTAGCCCAAACAAAATTGGTATGGGTGATTTCTATGGTACAGGTATAAAATCAAAGATAGGTAAATCAGTAGATATTTATCCTGTTGATTATACTCCTACAAGTGATAAAAAGATGGGTAAACCACCTAAATCTACTGCTTAGTAGATTTATATCTTACTGATGCATTCCACCAGTTTTCTTTATCATTCCATACTTTAATTTCAAGTACTTCAAAATCTCTTATGCATGTATTTAAATTATTTTGTAATTCATCTCTCTCATAATGATGAAATAATAATATCCATTCTTTTTCACTATAGTTTATTTCATCCATTATATTTTCCTGTATTGTGCATTGATAGATAGATCTTTATATATTGCATTTATTTTCTCATCTGATAAGTCATCTTCTTCCATAGCTTCTAAAGATCTACGATTATTTTCAAAGGCATTTATACTTTCTAATATAGTGCTACTTTCTGTTATATTACCTTTTTTATACTGATCCCATAATTCTCTAGCTGGTATTATCCATATTACTTTTATGTTATCTGATCCAGGATATCCTTTAAAAAGCATACTATTAGTTTGTGCTTTAGGCTTAGTTAGTCTAGGTTGCCATATAAGCCTTTTACTTGGTATATCAGCAAGAGACTTATATTGTCTTTTATGTGATAGATCTAGCAATGATCTTTGTATATCATCGTTAAATATCCCTATTTTTTCATCTAATTCTATAGTTCTAGTATGTGCAAAAATATAAAATGGATGGTCTCCAAATGGTCTAGAATCGATTATTGACTTACATTGATAGCTTATATCGCCTGATTGTTTACTATAGTGCTGTAGGCGATCATGTGCATCTAATCTATTTATTTTCATATAAAATGACTTCCAATTATAATGATAAATCTAAAGTTTTTTTAAATATTAATCCTTTCCTTGTAATAATGTTTTGGTAATTGTTTTTTCCATATTTCAATCATTTTAGGTATATCTTTATTCAATTTTCCATTCATATAAATAGTTAGATCATTACCATGTAATTTATTCCATTCCTCACATAATTCTTTACCAACTAGAGTTTTAAAATTTGGACCCCATGCCCATTCAGCAAATAACGGAGCATTTTCTTCTCCTATTAATAATTCTACAATATCTCTATGATGTACCATATTGCTATCAATCCAATTATTTAGTTTAATATATTTAAATCCAATCGCATAGCTGCGTCAAAGCAAGGAGTAATATGTCAGCACCAACACCAAATAGTCAAGCACCAACTACTGATAAACAGGTAGAACAAAAGCAAAATGATAAAGAATATAACTTTAGAATGCTAGAAGCCAAATACGAAAAGCAACTACAGCAAGAAAGAGCTGCAAGATTAGAGGCTGAAAGAATAGCACAAGAAAAAAGTAAAAAGCCAGTGGATGATGATGATGATGATGAGCCATATATTGATAAAAAAAAGCTTAACAAAAAGTTAGATCAATTTGGTCAGCAACAAAATCAACAAACACAATCACAAATAAACCAGGCAGTATCACAAGCATTAAAAGAAGAAAGAAAGCAAGCATGGTTAAAGAATAATGCAGATTTTTATGATGTATTACAACATGCAGAGAAATTTGCCCAAGCAGATCCAGAACTTGCAGAAACAATACTAGAAATGCCTGAAGGATTTGAAAGACAGAAATTAGTATATAAGAATATTAAGGCATTGGGATTGCACAAACCACAAGTAAAAGAGCCATCTATACAAGAAAAGATAGATAACAATCGTAGATCACCATACTATCAACCATCTGGTATAGGTACAGCACCATATCAATCAGCGGGTGATTTTAGTGCACAAGGACAAAAGCAAGCATTTAATAAGATGCAAGAGCTTAAAAATAGATTGAGACTCAATTAAGATATTAGTAATATGTAAATGTTCGTGAAGAGAGAACATGCCAAGATATAATCCCCACAATCATATCTTGGCTTTTTTCTATCAATTATTTTTAAACATTTTTTCTAATTGTTTTAATTTTGGGCTTGGAATAAAAGGATTTAAATCAAGATTTCTAATGATTTCTAAGGGATGATTTTTGCTTAATTTTATTCCTTTTGATATACAGTAAGATATAGCGCTAGAAGCATTTGCTAATATCCTTCTTAATGTAGATTTAGACATAAATTTTTTATTATTTTCATTTTTACTTCCTTTATATACATGTGTATTTAATAGATATTTTGAAGCTTCTAACCAATCATTGTATAAAATATCTTCATAAAATATTTTATTCTTAAAAATTTCTTTAAGTTTCATATAAGAATTTTCCATTTCTT